GAAGCAAGAAATGTCAATGCAATAGCTAATCATGCATGGGAAGATGGTGGTCTAGCATCAGACCCTAAAGTTCCATTAAGAATTGCCTTAACAATGTCTAATGTTGCAGCAACAGCAGCAGCAGGTGATATTACTATGGTAGTTACTTATATTACTGATTAGGATAATAGACTAAACAATTTGGGGGTTGCAAAAGACCCCCTTTTTGTTAAATTAGGAGTATTATGGCAACAGAAGTATCAATATGTTCAAATGCTCTAAGGAGATTGGGCGATAGTCCTATTACTTCATTAACGGAAGATAGTGAAAGAGGAAGATTGTGCAATGCATTTTACGAACCATCAAGAGATGCAATATTAAGATCACATACTTGGAATTTTGCTATTAACAGAGCAAATCTAGCAAAACTATCTACATCCCCAGCATTTGAATATGCTAATCAATTTGCATTACCAACTGATCCATTTTGTTTACGAGTGTTAAAAATGGAGTTTGAAGATTATGAATTTAAAATAGAAAATTTAGCAGGACAAGGTAGAGTATTACTTACAGATGAAGGAGAAGCTAAAATAATTTATATTGCTAGGGTTACTGATCCTAGTTTATTTGATTCTATGTTTGTTGATGTATTAACTGCCAAACTTGCAGTAGACTTAGCATATCCTGTAACAAATAGCACAACACTACAAGCACAGATGCAAAAATTATTTGAAAGAAAATTATCCGAAGCACGAAGTCTTGATAGTACAGAAGGATCAACAGATAGCCTTATATCAACTGTATTTACTGACTTTAGAGCACCCTAATGGCAAGAGTACATCCATTTCAAACAAACTTTACATCTGGAGAAATATCACCTAAATTATTTGGTCAAGTAGATTTTAAAAAATATAATAATGCTGTAGAAACTATGGAGAATATGACAGTATTCCCACAAGGTGGATCAGAAAGACGATATGGTTCACGATTTGTATGTGAGGTAAAAAATTCAGCAAATGTAACAAGACTTGTGCCTTTTGAATTTAATATAGAACAATCTTATATATTGGAGTTTGGTAATTTATATATAAGATTTTACAAAGATAATGGACAAATAACAGAAGCTACAAAAAGTAT